CGTAAAGCTTATCACCATCCGCGTCCACCAAAGGCTCCGTTGCCGGAACCTTTGGCGGGGTTTGATCTACTGTGATCAGGACTGCTTCTTCGGTCATAGCCAGTTCTTCAAAACAAGTTGATACAGGCAAAATGCCAGTTCACCGGACAAGATTACATAAGCGCCGATCTCGATGAATTCCCAGAACTTGTTGTTGCTAGGAGTTGGGGTTGGCGCTGGTTCGGCAGCAACCTTCACAACCTTCCTCTTAACAACCGGCTGTACTGGAACTTCCTCTTCCTCGACTTCTGGTTCCGGCTCCGGTTCTGGTTCTGGAGCTACAACCTTCTTCGCTGGAAGCTGCTTGACCGGCTTGACCTCGCGAACGGTGTCGCGAACAGTGAGGACTTCACGAAGAACAGACAGAAGGTCGTCCCTGGTGAGGGCGCTCTCCTGCGGCTTCTTCGCAGACATCTTCATGGTGCCGTGATCAAGTTCTTCGATAACGGTGTCAACAACCTTGCCATCCTTGTACGTTTCCTTCTTGCGTGAGGTTACTACAGGAGCGATGCTCTCAACGACACGCTCTTGCAACACCAATGGGATCTGCTCGACGTGCGTCTCAACTACGCGCTCCTTCTTGCCGTCAAGGACGGTTTCATAGACGCGAGTCTCCACGCGGCGACCAGTATCATCGATGTTGTGTTCGACTTTGATGTTGTTCTCAGCCATACTTCCTCCCTGTGTCAAAGATAGCTGCCGACACAGTATTTAGTATCCAGCCTGTCAAAATCCACAATCCTTTATGGGGTGATCAGGTCGCCGCTGGTGAGGACGTAAGGAACCTCTCCCATCTGGTCAGGATTGGTGTTGGTGCCGCTGTAGGTGTATGTGATCTTCTTCGCCAAATCACCAGCCTTGGCACCAGCAGGATACTCGATGGTTTGTGTGATTCGGTTGCTCCCGTCGATGGTGTTCTTGTGGAACATGAACGCCCTGGAGCGACCACGAAGAAGCTGCCAATCAGCCTGCGTGACTGTCGGGTCCAATCCTGCGGCACTGATGTAGAAGTTGTCCGTAGGCGTGGTCAACTTCACCAAGCAGCCCTGAGAATCCGGGTAGGTGTTGTCGCCCCCTGGACCGTGAGCAATGAAGTTGGCAATCGTGTGTCTGTCGAAGTAGTTCGGCAACTCTGCAACACCTGCCATCTGGTTGAACCGCAGGACGGTTTCCGCACCAGTGTTGGAGATGTAGAACTTGAAGCGCTCTCTCTGGGTGGAGTTCGCCTGGAACATCAAGCGGTAAGACTGGTCCTTCAACTGGACAGCCTGTGCCGTGAAGAGGTTGGTGAAGTTGCTGTCAGCGTTCAAGGCGGCAGCAATATCAGCGGGCGTCTTGGCAGAGCCAGAACCCACGTTCACCGAAAACGCATACCAAGTGGCACCGGCATCAATCGAGTAATTGATGGTCAGAGAGGTGTTGCCCACCGTGTTGTAAGGCGGCACCGCCCACGCATAGGCGTAGATTGTCTTGTTCTTGTTCGCGGGCACCTTGAAGTCGAGGACGTACTGCCTGTCTTCAAGAAGAAGGTGTCCGATGAAGTCATTGTCAAATACGTTCTGATAAAAAGGCATGGGGTTCCCTCAACTCTGTGTTACCGTTATGGTAATATAGTGGAGGGAACCCCAATTCTTTAGCCGCCCAGGATCTTCTCCATCTCCTCGACATCGGCAGTGGTATGCTCGATGTTTTCTTCCAAAAGCAGCACAATCGACATGTCGTCAAACACCTCAGCGAACTTCTCAGCCTTCGGGTACAAGTCGTGGTAGACCTGCAACACCTCGCGCTCCATCTCAACAGCCTTGCTCAACACCTTGCAAATGGTAAGCTTCTCACCGAAGGAGTTGCCAAAGTTGAACGGATGAGCTTCATGAGTGGGCGACTGCCCAAGAGCAACGATCTTGTCACCAAACTGACGGATGTGGGCAAGTTCGCTCTGCATCTCCTTCTCCAGCAAGGGCTTCAGGTACAACCGCTCCGTGCCGCGAAGTTCCATGCTCGCCTGAAGATAGAAGTTGAAATGCTTGCGCTCATGCTTCAGCACGTTCTGGAGTTCCCTGACCATAGCCGATGCAAGATCCTGCACCGCCTCGCCTGCCGCCTGTGCCTTCTTCTGAATGTGATTCATACTTTCGTCTCCAACAACAAAGTGTCAAGTAGCCGCCGGGCATACTTCGCATCACCCAGCTTCTTACTGGAGAAGCGACCGTCGCCTCTCTTCACCACATGAATGAGGTTCTCTTGTACCAGAGGGTGAAGCTCGTCTGGCTTCCTCTTGTTCTCTGACAACTCGATCTCAGCCTGGACGAAGTAGGTCTTGTCGCCACTCTTGAAGAAATCAACCTCCCAATCACCAATCCGGTATCGCCACTTCCTGAACTTCAAGATGGCTTCACGCTTCAGAAGGTCGTAATCCTCTCGGCTTAATGGAGTTTCCACTTCGACCGTTTTCTTGCCGATGTCTTGCTTGAAGGTGAAACTGGATTTCCACTCGCAATACTTGTTGGGGTAAAAGATGAGCGTCTTGCGGATGCGAACTGATTGCCTCTTCCCGAACATGAGATACATCTGTTCGATGTCCTCAACCGTGTCAGCGACATCGCTGAATGCCTTCTCTGGCGTGTCCAAGCGAAGGACATATTTCCGTTCGTTCTCAATCGGCATCTCGTTTCCTCCTCATAGTGTGTCCCCCCAACCATAACGCGCGTGAAAGAAATAAGCAAGTTTCAGTCTAAATAGCCGTATGGAACCTACTACAGCGCTCACGGAGTTGAGCAGAGATGACACATGGATTTCTGAACGCTTCAAGGATTTGGTCACTTATCCTGACGGCGGTGAGTCCTATCGTAAAGCCCTGGAGAAGCTCGATCAAGAAGAGATGCTTGAGGAGTACACTCGTTGCGCAGAGTCCTTCAAGTATTTTGCGGAGAACTACGTTTACATCACCCACCCGAAGCGTGGTTTGGTGCTGTTCAACCTCTACGGATACCAAGAGAAGTGCATCCGAGAGTACGACGAGTTCAAGCACAACATCATTCGCAAGTTCCGTCAGGGTGGTTTGACCACCTTGACCGTGATCTGGTGCCTCTGGCGTTGCATGTTCAAGAACGACCAGAAGATCATGGTCCTGTCCAAGTCCGACCGTGAAGCTAAGGGCGCAGGCAAGATCGTCACCAACGTCTTGAAGTACCTGCCAAGCTGGATGAAACCGGAAGTCGAACTCGACAACCAGCACGAAAAGGTGTTCGGTGACACCAACAGTTCCGTTGAGTTCTGGACCTGCGAAGCTGCTCGTTCCAAGTCTTTGACCTACCTGATCATTGACGAGGCGGCGTTCATCAAAAACATGGACGAACACTGGAAGTCCATGTATCCTACGCTGTCCACTGGTGGTAGCTGTATCGTCATCTCCACGGTCAATGGTCTTGGTAACTGGTATGAGGAATGGTTCCATGCTGCACAGCAGCACAAGAACATGTTCCACGTCATCGACATTGAGTACACGGAAAACCCGGAGTACAACAACGCCGATTGGGTCAAGGAAATGCGTGCCAACCTGGGTGAAAAGGGTTGGCGTCAAGAAGTGTTGGGCGACTTCCTGGGTTCTGGTGAAACCTATGTCAACGGTGAAACCATCACCAGACTGGCAAAGCTTACAGGTCGCACGCCGCCCATCAAGAAGATGTTCCATGAGTGGGAGAACGACGACACGGGTGCCCACGAAGACTGGAAGATGCTCAACCCGAACTACAACCGTGGCGCGTTGTGGGTTTGGGAAGAACCACAGGACGGCGTTGAATACGTCCTTGCCGCCGACGTGTCTCACGGCGTTGGTCAGGACAACAGCGCTTTCATCATCGCCCGTATCGACACAATGGAACAGGTTGCGGAGTTCTACTCTAACTCCATCCCGGCAAACGATTTCGCCCAGGTGGTTTATAACGTCGCTCACTGGTACAAGAGTGCGTTGGTCGCGGTCGAAGCCGCAGAACAAGGTCTGACTGTCATCAACAAGCTGGAGTACGGTTTGGGCTACGATAACCTCTACTATGAGACTCGTCGTAACATGGAGACGGCGGGCGTCAACATGAACAAGAGCAACCGTCCGGTGTTCCTTGAACAGATGCAGGCGGCGCTCCACAACGACCGCATCAAGATCAAGAGCTTCCGTCTGGTCAAGGAGTTGAAGACCTTCGTGGTCATCAACAGGAAGCCACAGGCTCAGAAGGGCAAGCACGACGACTTGGTGATGTCTCTCGCGTTGCTACTTGGTGTCCTCGACACCCGTAGGCGTGAGATGCCGGTTGGCGCACATCGCCTCAAGGGATACTCTGATAGTGCAATCGATCTGTCCAAGGGCGATCTATTCCTCAAGATCAAGGCGGAACTTGAAGGCGGTTTGGTGGAGCAGTTGCTTGCCGAACAAGAAGAGGATGAGGATGACATGATGACCGTAGACGAGGCGGGCATGATGGGTCGTGTCATGCACGACATCCGCCGTCCGTTTGATGAACTACTCAAGGAGTTCGACTGGTGAAAAAGAACGCAGAAGCAGCAGTGGCGTATGTGCAACAAGCCTTGCGTGAGACGGGCAGTGACTTTGCTTTGTCAAACGCAAGGCAATACCTTGTTGCCGCCCTCAATGAACTCACGAAGGTGCAGAACAAGTGTGAGAGGCGAGAGAGAAACTTCAAGATGGAGGAGGAGGCGCGTCAGAAGAAGCGTCTCAGGCTTGAAGAGGCACAATGGCGTCTTCGGAAGCTGGACGAGATGTTCAAGGCGGAAGAGGCTAAATTGCGTAACGGATCAAACCAGTCCGGTTCTCCAAAAACTTGAGGTAACGGCGGTAGCCTGTAAGACACCTGTGAACGACTTGATCTGGTAGCTCGACATCCGGCTCGTTCGGGTTCTTCAATATCTTCCCGGCACCAAGGTTGCCGTCATCGAAGTCAAACGGAGAAAAATTCTCCTGAAGAGGAGACTTCAACTCAAGAGCGTTCCTCAACAACGGGAACGCTCTTTTCGTTACCAGATCCTCATAGGTGAGTAGCACCCCATCGGTGTGAACCGCCATTTCACACATCCTCCTGAGCCTGAACAGATACAGGTTCTCGGCACCACGCAAAGGAACGCCGCGTGACACCATCGTGGCAAGCGGCACCTGTGGGGTGCGGACCATGTAGATGAACTTGCAGACCTTGTACAGCGGCTTGCTGGTGAAGTCGTAGTTGTTAATCAGCTTGTCCACATACCAGTCGGTGTCATCGGAAGACTCCGTTCCTAACACTTTGTCTATCCTGATACGCGCGCGTGAGAGTACGGAAGGGTGGTTGTAGCAGAGGTTGGTCCTGCCGAAGCACCGTACTTTGGGGTTCGTGCTGAGAATGCGGCACAGCAGAGTTCCACCGGAACCCGCGTGGGTGATGATCAGAGCGTGTCTCATGTTGTAGGGAAGTAATGGAAGTGCAAAGGTATATAGGGCATGTATCCTTCATTTGGTATGTTCTTGGAGAACCGTGGTTATTGGGGTAAGCAGGGTGCTGGCACACTGGCTATTGCCACTGACATTGGCAAATGGCTGGTGGCGTTGAGAGGTCCGAAGACGTATGAGCCTAACACCTGGGCGAACATCGGCGGCAAGATTGACGACGACGAAGTAGGAGCGATAGCCCCCGAACACGCAGCGAAGCGTGAGTTCTTTGAGGAGATGGACTACACTGGTCCCATGAAACTGTACCCGGCTTACGTCTGGGTATCACCTGAGAAAGATGAAACCGGCAACCCGAAATTCATCTACCACAACTTCATCGGAGAAATTGTCAAAGGCACCTGGGAACCCAAGATAAATTGGGAAACAAGCCGCGTGGCTTGGGTGGACTATGAGGGGTTGATGGAGATTGAGCCGAAACATTATGGATTAACGGCGCTAATTAAGAATTCTGGGGGCATGATCAAAGCATTGTCCCAAAAGTACCAACACTAACGCGGAGGGCTATGAAGAAACTGTTCCTGGGCTTGCTATGCGCATTGCTCATTGGAGTGACCGCTTTTGCGGAGGTCGATATTCCGCAAGACAAGCGTGTACAGAACTTTGATTCCGGTTGCTGTGTGTGGTGTGCGTGCGAGAACCTCGCCAACATCCACGGCATCAAGCAACTCAAGGGAATTGCGAAGTACCGCCATGACAACTATGGCAAAAAGAAGACATGGGTGGAAGGAACCTACATGATCGACCCCTATAGTGGGGCTTGGATTCGTATTGAAGGACCGCACTGGAGCTACATCAACGAGGCACCTGGGACTCCCGAAAGAGTGAAGGAGGAGTTCAAGCGTCTCAAGGTCAAGTACAAGATGCAGACCCACGGCAACTACGAAACCGACATCCTCAAGGAAGCCGTGGACAAGGATCTCGGTTGTGCCGTTGGCTTGAAGGATTACCCGTCAGAGGGCAGTTACCATATGGTAACGCTGACCGATCTCACCAAGGACAAGTTCGTGTTTGTTGACAACAACAAGAAGTGTCCAAGGGTGGAAAAGACCCGTGAGTGGTTTGACCAACACTGGACGGGCTACACCATCCTTCTTTACCCGGATCTTCCGACTACCGCCGAACTCCGAGAGACACCGAAACCGGCGGTGGACGAATCCCGTAAGAAGGACTGATTTTCGGCTGGTAGTTCCTAAATAACTTGATCTCACTCAGTTAGAGGGAGGAGCAAGAAAAGGAACTGATATGCCATTCTGGGCGGATTTCTACAAATACTTCACTTACGCTTTCAAGCCAGATCCCCTGTCGAGAAAGCGTGCTGAAAAGACGATTGATGGCGTCGGCGTTACGCAGCCTGATGCTATTCCCGACATCCGTGCCGATAACTGGTGGGGTGGAGGTAATAGAGGTCAGATCAGGCTGCGCGACTCTAACGACTTCATCGACCTATCCAGTGTCACCAACCGTCAAAGCCGCTACAAGGAGTATGAACGTCTCCGCCATGTGGCAGAAATCGAAGCGGCACTTGACATTCTGGCAGATGAGTCGTGCGTAGCCGGTGACACGCCTGTTTCCACACCTTTCGGTGAAATCACCATTCAGAAGTTGGCAGAAACCAAGAAGCCGGGGGAGAAGTTCCTCGTCTACTGCTACGACTTCGACAAGAACGACTACACATTGGGCTGGGGTCATGACGCCCGTAAGGTCAAGACCGCCCCGACCGTTGACATCTTCCTTGATGACGGAACCAAGCTTCGTCTTACCGACGATCACCGCATCCTTCTAAGAAACGGACAGTGGACCCTCGCAGGAAACATCAAGACCGGCGATGAACTGATGCCGTTCCACCGCGTTCGCGTCCAACACGGTCTAAACAGTGGCAAACAAAGCCAGTTCCCACGCATTTACACCTTCGGTGACGGCTGGAAACATGAACGCCAGTTCGTAGATGAGTGGAGGATGGGCAAGGACAAGGCGGGCTATGACCCGCGTCTAAGGACCACACTCAAGTGTTTGACCGAAGGTCTTCAACTTGAACAGACCAAGCAAATCATTGGCGGCGACAAGAAGGTCGATTGGAAGACTGTCGAAGGCATCCTCCGCAGAAACGGATTCACCTACAAGGAAATCAAGGGCTTAAATGCCCGTCACCCAGACCGCAGACGTGTCATTGGGACCGCACAGGGTCCGACCATCGATGTCTATGACCTGAGCGTTGACGACCATGAGAACTTCGCAGTCGGTAGCTGCATCGTACACAACTGCCAGATCGGTGACAACGGTCACACC